ATGAAAGTGCTAACAGATAAGGGAATGGGTTATTTTTTATACGCATTATTCTTTGTGATAGTTTTCTCTATATACTTTAAAACACCTATACAGTCTGATGATTACAGTTATTTTTTAAAAGGATTAAGTATAGAATCATCAGTTCATCACTATATGACTTGGAGCGGCAGGGTTGTCGCTGATACGTTATCTAGCGCAATTCTAATAACAGAAAACAGGGTTTTAATCGCTCTATTTAATTCTTGCGTTTTGTTCTGTATGCTGTGGAGCATAGCAGCAATACCTTTCGGAAAGCGGAGAGATAAATATTTTTATTTAAGTTTTTCATTGATCTCATTGATTTACTGGGTTGGGAACCCAAACCTTGGTCAAACCACTTTATGGACGGTTGGTGCTGCTAATTATGTATACCCCAATGCATTGCTTTGCTTGGCTCTATACTATTTCTTCCTTAAAGAAATGCATAAGGAAAAGGTGAATTGTTATGCGCTTTGTGCTCTAGCTTTTTTTTCGGGTATTGGCAATGAAAACATGAGCGTATCAATATGTTTCTTGGCGCTTGTATATATAACATATGTGCTTTACAAAGAAGGCAGGGTGTCGTTAAAAACATTGGCGCCATGCTTATCTTACCTTTTGGGTTCTATCGTGTTAATTGCCAGTCCGGGAAATTATGCGAGAAAGGAGTTCTTTAAAGATTGGTATGAACTTCCTTTATCTACAAAGATAGTAGAGCATATTACTATTCGCATACCTGACGCTGTCCAGTCTATTTGGCTGATATCATCCTTGGCATTGGCATCCTTTTTGATTGTTATTACTGATGGAAAAAGAATAAGGTTGCCTTTGTTATTTCTTATCGCTGCGCTCATTTCAGTTTTAGTAATGGTTGCATCACCCTATCTTGCCCTAAGAAGCCTTAATTGCACACTAATCCTGATGTTACTGTCGTTATCATTATTATTCTTTAATAAAGTTAATATTGCATCACGAAATGTTTCGATATGGGCTTTATTATTAGCAATAATATTACCGTATGCTGCCGTTAAAATTTACAACGAGTTCACTTCGTATACCTCTCTATCAGAGCAGCAGAAAATTAGAGAAAGAATTATGAGGGAAGGTGGTTCATATATTCCTATGTTTTATACGGGAATGCTTTTTGATAAAGGTGATGCTCCAAGTGATTACTTCAGCCCAGATTATACAGGTAAATATTATGGCATCGATGACGTAAGCCAATACCAAGTCCCGTTCGATTATTCATTCATCACATCCGGTAAATGGATGTATGCTTCTGATACAAATCATGAGGCATTAAAGGCAATTTTCCATGCTTCTAATAAACTTATATTTGAAATTAACAAAAATAAGTTTCATGGATTGAATGATGGGGAGTCATTCTTTTTGCATTTAATCAATGAGAATGGAACCGAGTTTAACAGGGATTTCTACTCTAAGGTCTATTGTATTGAATCAAGATGCTTTGTAGCATCAGACCCTGTTATTATGGGAGGGATTAAGAGTATTGAATTTGGTTTATATAACAGATACACTAATGAATCCACGCTATTTTACATAAAATAGATTACAAATGAAGGAGAATTCACCTCCTTCATTTTTCTTTTTTTTATGGCTTTTGAGGCCAAATAGGATTGTTTAAATCTACCTTGGTCAAGGCATATCTATATCTTTGCCATGATTCTAGAATTTTCTTATCAGATTCTTCGATGTACCCGCCATCAAGTGCATCTTTCATTGGTGAAATGACAATCGTCGCCTCGTTTATCAATGACTGTCTTTTCATATATAACATTTCCTGAATATCTTTTTCTTCAGGAATTGGAGCATCGCCCCATGAAGGAAGTCCGTCTTTACCTGCTATTCTTACCTTTCCTTCTGATGTTTTATCTTGAATGTATTCAAGATATATATTATATGATACATCGACAGCATCGGAAATTTCCCATCCAGCATCTTGATATTTAGCCACGTCATTTTTAGCGAAAAAACTGTTATTTAAAGCGCTATACACCATTTCCATATCAGAACCCTATCGCAATGTAAAAAACGGATTCACCTGCCTCTTGTGAGGCTGTGCCTGGAACTCCTGACCATGCCATATTTATAAAAGCAAACCCTGTTTTACTGATGTCAGATGCTCTATATGCTGGGCTGAATACCCAAAAGTTAGCCGCGTATGTCTGACCAAATACGATTCCATAACACTGATTTGTAAATGGCGTTGAGAATGTCTTTGCTCCAGAGCTAGAGATTGTACCGAATCGCATTTGAAAACCGTTAGGGAAATTAACTCCTCCTGATGGGGAGGACCAATAAGACATGTCAGGTATTTGGTTGACACTGTTTCCAACAGTACGATATGCGGCAGATCCAAGACTTAAAATGTCTGCAATATCGCTAGCTACTTTAGACCATCCAGTGGTAATTGAGTTTGGATTGCCGGTATTCCCGTCTACTGTGCATCTGTAAACAGTTTTTAAGTCATCCCCAAGAACAAAGGAACCAGCGGGATATCCACCGATAGCCGTCGCAAACGCAGAATCGTAAGTGTTTAATGCACCTGTGCTGGACCACCTTCCGAGGGATGATAACTCGAACAGGATTTGGTTCATGTCCTGCCCTTTCGGTGGCAGTCCACCTGCAGACTTCAGAATCATTGTTATTGGTGGAAATCCAGACTCATATGATGCAGTGTTATCTCCAGATGGAGTGGTGGGCAGAATTGCCTCCCTCTGTCCATTAACGCCAAATGGTTTAGGTTGCTTCGCTGGTGCGTCTGTGCGGTTCATATCTAATCTCTGTAGAAAGTGCCATCATTGAATGGATAGGCATCTGATGAAAATCCAAAATACGGACTGACTATCTGCCGTATATTTACTAGTACACCGCTTGGAACTGGCGTAACTTCATAGTTTGTCAGAATTGATTCTTCGTACGGCGCGAGTTCAAATTCAAATGTTATTCCTATAGTCATATCTCGGTAGTTTACGCAATATGCTCTTCCTCTTTGGTAAAAGAGTATTTTCAGGAATCTGTTTATTTCCGGAATAGTGGCTATGCTTATGTTAGTGAATGCCTTGCAGAATATCAGTGTACGGTAAGTGTCATCCCCTAGTCTGACGTTTGTTGTTTCCTGTATGCCACCAAAAAAAGGTGAGTCGTTGAATGGCGTAGGGTAATCTGGATCTGCATCATCAGCTTCGCCGAACCCGAATGAGCTACTTTCTATCGGTGCATTGATGTAACGGCTGATTCCAACTATTTTACCCCACATATCAAGTCCGTATGTTTCACAGGTCGTTAAATCCCATACTTTGGCAATGAACTCATCTGTGAAATCATCAAGACTTAAAGCCTGATTAAACGTATCAATGATGGATAATAGTTTTTGACTTGCAGAATATTGGGTAAGAATGGTGTCTTTCCACATGCCTCACCCCTTACGATAATGTAACAGTTATGTCAGATTCCTGAATGGTAGGGACCTGGTCTATACCCATAGTTACCGCTGGACCATATGTTGAACCATCCAGAGAGACTTCCAGAGAAAGAATCCCAATCGTATCAGGAGAGATTGAAATTACTGGCGCATAGTACTTTCCGGAGTTTATAGTCGCCCCGATCCGAGCCTTACCAATCCCCTCATAACCACCGTTAAATACCGAGGCAATCATCGTCTTAACTTGCTGAGTGATATCACTTGGAGGATTAAGAGAACTATCAAGCTCAACATTAAAATAGACTCGCGTTGGTGTGGCTTTCTGCCACTGCATGTCATAAGAAGGATATGGAGCGGTGTAGTTTACGTTATCGTAAACAGTGTATGTGGTATCTCCATTGAGATTTGCACCAGGGTTATAGGTGTTGAATATCGCCTCTGCGACATCCGAATCCGTTCCGCCATACACACATATATAAATTGAATGACCAAGCACCGGAAAGTTTGTCGTGCCTTTATTTACGGTTGATGCCGTTCTGTTGGACCATACATAAGCGTCCAGGACTCCATTGGTGGCAAGAAGCGCGGATAGTGTAGAGGCATCCTGATTCCTGCTATTTCTCGCCACTGACTGTCTGCGTCGTGTTTCAAAGGCAATTCGAGACTCAACATCAACACCAACAACACCCGGGCTGACGTTTGTAATAGAATCCCATCCAGATACTGCGCGGTAAATCTGGTTAAGTGCCCCTGCTGCGCATGGTATGGGGCCGGTAGTGGTATTAACAAACTGCACGTCAACCGAGCCAGTCGATGGGATTATCGCGTTGTCGATTGACTGGTAAATATATCCGCTCGTGTCTACCGCAGAACTGCCAGCAGGGATTGTTGTACCTACCTGACCAATACAAGTTGCAGTGACCACCGTCCCCTGCGCTGAGATGCGGTCCATGAAGTAAATACGACCAATCCCATCCTGAAACCTTCCAGTTGAGTAATCAGGGTTAACCTGGTTAAACAGGCATAGAAGCTTGTCGTACTCTTGCGCGATGATTTCAGTGTCCGACTGAGCAATCTGGCCTTGAGGTGAGCTTAATGACTGACTGGCACCACCACCAAGAGCGGTTGTCATATCTGTCAGGCGACCAGCAAGAACATCAGAGATGTCAGGAACGGATAGACCATTCTCAGTGATGGTTACATCAGGTACAGCAGTTTCTAAAGTCGTCATATCGTTGCCGTCGCTGTATTACCGTTGATGTCCGTAACGCGAATCGTGCCGCGCATACGACGAGTGTTTTTATCGAAGAAGACCGTAGCAAGTGCCTGGTCAACGATGGGGAGCTTTTTGGCTTCAGTCTGAAGTTTTTGCGCTACATAACCTGGTGTTGGACGCTTGCCTAGCACATCGGATTTCCACGGAATTCCAAGAGTGTTGTCGTAATAGCATTCTCCAGAAAATACCAGGCATGCACTGGCAACATCCTGAGCTACTGAATACACTTCATCAGCAATGGCAATGTTCCCGTTTCCATCCAATGTTAAGTCCCACGTAGACGTGTCTAACTGCATGGTTCTGTATGTCATGTAGGCTTGTCCGTTGTGTTGGAGTCAACTGTTGAACTTCCGGTTTGTACGCCTGATACCGGGTGTTTGTGAATGTTGTAGTTGTCTCTGAGATTTTTAACCGTAGATGACTGAGTTCCGGAGTTGTCCTGAATATCTCCACTAACCTTTAACAAAGGAGTAGTCATATTCACTCCATCGGGTGCGGTGATATTCACCGATGAACAGATGATGTTTACCGGGTTAGGCGTGGTGATATTTATCGCCCCATCAGCAAACTCAATAAACTGTGCCGGCTCGCCGTTCAGGAACCCACCAAGATAAAGAGCATCTGATTTGCTGTGCGTTCTTTTGCTGCCAGGTATGGATTGCTTTCGGTTTGCTCTGGCTATTGAGTTATCACGATCGCACACAGCAATCATCCCGATATCTCCGGGAACGGGGTTCATGATGACTGCGCTGTCACCACGCTGAAGCCGGAAAACTGGAACGTTGAATATCTGTGAATTCTGAATCATCGCCCCACTAGGGTCTGTCCTGGTTACCAGTGGAAGCACATCGACAACCAGGTTTGGCGCAATTCCACGAATGGCCTCCACCTGGACAAGTTCAATAAAAAAAGCCCCCGAAAGGAGGCTTTTGAAGATGTATGAGAAGGATTCCGCTTCGCTTGTCTGCGCACTGGTTGGCGTAAACAGGTTATCCGCCATTATCGCCCTCGGTTAGTATTCTGTTCGCGATGCACACTGAGTGCCATGGTCCGTCTGGCATCCATGAAGAAAGCTCATGGCTAACGCTGGTTAGCTTGTATGTGCCGCTTGCGTGAGGAAGAGATGTGATGAGTCTGACATTGCGACCGGTCGTCAACAGTGTTGAGAACTGCGTCTGGAACATCACTCCACCATTTGAAAATATCGGATAACCTATCAGCCCGTATTCAGGCGAAATAAGCGGCATAACATCATCTTTCTTCTCATTCTGAGGCCAGAATGTGATTGTTGGTGATGCTACCGACATGGCTATTTCAAAGTCGTCACACAGCTTCTCAAGCTGGTTGAATATGCTCCCCTCATAGTGAGGGTTTGTTGCAACTATTCCATCAAGCCCGGTGATGTATGGGCTATATCCTGCAGCCTTGCAGATTGCAGTGATTACGCTTGTTACTGGAGTAGATCCATTGAACGAGAATGGCGGCGATGGCTTGTTTTGCAGGTCAGCGTTTGCTGTTGCAGTTATCATCAGCGCTGAATTGGGCGCGGTATTCATGTTCGCAATGGAAGACGTCATATAACCCACAAAAATCGCAGTATCGCCAACATAAATCTTCATGCTGATGCGTTCAGTATCAGAACCGAACAACCCCATAGCCTTTGATGACAACGATGCCAGAAGCTCCATGCTCAACCCGAAAAGGCTGACGTTTACCTGAGTGCCAAATAAGTTTCCAGCAGACTGAAACGATACTGTTGAACGAACCTCGCTGATGGAGATTGTGTTATTCCCTTTCTCATCAAAGGAAGATGTTTCGTTAGTAAACTCAAACCTGAGAGAACGCTGGTTATACAAGCTCGCTCTCCTCTATGTAGTACAGCACAAAGCGACCACCAAGACCTTCATAAGACGGGTCAAGTTGACCTGCGTTATCCAGAAAAACCAGATCGCCAGAAAATCCCAGATACCTGTATCTGACCATTCTATTTCCGTACAGGCATGGAACACCCTGCATGATTGGGTTGCCGTTTACTGTAAGGTCCATATACATGAAGCTTTCACGCTGAATCAGCCTGATAGTGCAACGCTGCCCTGCAAGGTCAACGGATATCGACTGAGATTTCTTTGGTTCAAGAGGTATTGTTCTCATGTGATATTCTCGTTGATCTCTTTGGCTAGCTCTGCTGCCTTCTGCGTGGCGCTATTTGCAACTTCAAGAACTGGCTTAGACACCGTATCGAGTGCGCTCTGAAAACCTGCCGTAACAGCGCCTGATGTCGTAGTTATTATTCCGCTTACCGATGATTTCAGTGATGACCACGATTTCCCTAATTCGTCTAACGTAGATGGCGATGATCCAGCATCTTTTGTTGCTTCTCCCATTCCAGTTACGCCCTGACTTATGGTGTCATTTGTTGGCTTATTTTCTGTCTGCGCTCCGGAAAGAATAACCTCCATCTGCTGCATCACTTCCTGAAAGTACAGGTAGATAGTCAACATGCTGACGCCGCGCTGAGAATTCACTTCGTAAGAGTGATCAATAAGGTCATAGCTTTGCAGCGTTTCTTTCGGCGTCTCAATGTCATAGGTGTTTGCCGTTTCCAGCATCGTCTTAATGGTATCGAGTGTGCTGCTCTGGCTGGTAAATGTCAGGTCAAAGATGTTCGGGATATTGCCGGAGAATCCGGTAAGGCCAGTGACGATGATCTCACAACGAATTACAGACGGTTCTTTCACTTTGTTGATGGACTGGTACTTACCACCCTCAACAGGAGCGTTTGTTATTTGCGCCCTACCGCTGGGCTGTATTGATGCCATGCCACTGAATTCCAGCGCCACAGCATTGGTCTTGCTATTGCGGATCACATACTGAGGGTGCAGGACGCTATCGATGATTGAAAGCGGAGAGCCACCGCCGATAGCGTTGAATATATCTGCTGTGTTCAGGTCGATAATGCTCATATTACCCGCCAGTTAAAAGCCCGGATAACGGGCTATTCTTTGCTCTTTAATAGAGATATGCTCAACTAAATAAACAGCGAGATATCAGTATGAAAATTAATAAATCATTTCTTGTTCATTGCTTAGTGGCGGTTTCGCTTTCGATGCCGTTCTGCATTAAAGCAGCCACCCAACAACCTTCTAATGACATCGTTAAAGAGTCAGCATTTGCATGCGTTGGCTTAGCTCAGAAATATGGTTCTGATGGAAGGCGTTTTGCCCCAGAAGGCGTTAAGTCATTCATCTCATCTCAAGTTGATGATTGTGTTCGCCTGCTATCGTTCTCAATGGTTAATAAAAACGCAGGCAAAGACATTCGTGATGATATAGAGAGCAAATGGGCAACAACCTATTATGATGTCACAGACGATGAATACAGTTTCTATGGAGAGTTCCACAGAAACATAATGACAGAGGCACAAAAAGCAGCGGAAGACCATGATTACCTGAATGAAATGGTTTTATTTGGCAAGTCCGCTGCTAAAGGTTATTAGTGATCATCTTACAGCTGAAGCGTAAGAGACATTGGTTGATGCACGTTGTGCCTGCTGGTTTACACTTTGAGTCAAGGCATCTACAGTTTGAGGGTTTGTCTGCACAATAACATTATCAATTTTGGTTACACTGCTCTTACTGTTATCGATGCTTGATGTAGTGTTTCTTGATTGTGAATTGGCAAGCTTTTGCTGTTGAAGGTAATATTCATTCTGAAACTGGTTAGCTCCGCCAATTTTCAGTCCATTTTGCCAGTTACCGAATCCTTCATGCTTCGCCATTGCTGTTCGCAATTTAGCCATCACATTCGGGTCGGCCAGGTTTAATTCATCATTAGCGCCAACTCCCATATACCCAGCAACCTGCTTGATATATGAACCAGTATCATTCTCTGATGATGGAGCCCACGTGCTAACAATGTCCTTAACTGTCCGTAGTTTTCTACCAGTTGTCAGTCCGTTGTAGTAGCGCATAAGTTGGTTTGACATGGCATCCCAACCTTCCTGTTCGGTAGAAAATCCTTTAAAACCACCAACTCCAGAATCTCCCCTAATATTACCCGGGTTATTGTTTTTATCAGCTAATGTTTTACCTGATGGATTCTTAGCGCTGCCTGGCACAGCCTCGTCATAATCAAGTCCGAATAGCCTCTCAAACCAGTGCTTCTGGTAAATAAGTGGCTTGTCCTCATCCCTCATGTTTAGGACGGAGTCAGGCGTTGTGGCGTCAGCAATATCTCCGCTGTAGAAGATTCCAGCCAGTAGCCCGAGTATTCCACCCGCACCTTTACCTCCGCCTCCTCCAGTCATACTAAGCGCTTTATTTCCAACATAGAGTCCGGCTAGTATCTTGAGAGCGTTCTCAGCCCCTCCTACTGCATCAGTGAAGGATTTGATTTTATCTCCTGCGTCCTTGAAGAATCCGATGATGTCTCCATGGTGTCCTCGTATCCAATCACCAAATGCTTTTATTGCACTCATTACCTCTGGAGCAAATGCCAGGGCTAAATCTTGCTTTATCCGATCTAATTCAGAATCAAGCTGACCAAGAGTGGCAACAAGCGCTTCCTGCTCTTTCACCTGAGCGGCGGTGATATTTGATTTCTTGGTCTCTGAGTCGACCAGTGACTTCAACTCACCGGATTTGATTTTGGCTGCGTCTGTCGGGTCGAATCCGGCAGCCGCCATTACCTGCATCAGGTTTTCCTGGGAATGCGTTTTACCGTAACGAGTAAACTCGGATAGTGCTTTGTTCGGGTCGCCAAGCTTATTGATATTCAGGCCTGTGCGAGCGCCCAGCACCATCAGGTTCTGTGCCGCACCAGTAAGGCCACCAAAGATAGTTGGGTCAGCAATATTCGCCAGAGCCATTCTTGCACTGCCAGCAGCAGAAATGAATGCATCACCATTCAGTCCTGCCTGCTGGAAGCCACGGCGTACTCCGAACATCTTATTCACGTCAGAACCGAAGAACTTAGCTTGCTGACTTGCCCGGACAATCTCATTCGCTGTTGAGGTAAATAACTGCTTGATACCATACAGACCAGCACCGATACCAAGAAAGCCAGCAGCAGCCGTGTAAGCACCTCTGAATGACGATACCGCAGCTGTTCCAAATTTACCCATCTCACCAGTCGTGGATTTTAATGCCTGACTGATGTTACGACTGGAGCGGTCAAAATCGCCTTCTATTTCCTTAACTTCATTCTTCAGCTTGCGCTTACCGTTCAGGAACTCGTCGGTCTTAATTGTGACCTTATAGGCCAACTCGTTAACGATCATCATTGCTCCTGGTGTTTATGCCATACGCGCTGATTGAAGTTTTCCACAGAAATAATCTCCAGCAGGTTATACATATCCAGCACGGATAGTTTCTCCTGAAGCTCGGTGTATGTGGCTTTTCCTGAACAGATAATGGCGTTGATAGTCGGTGAGATATTGACGGGTGAAACTAATTTTGCCGGAAGGGTTTCCTCTTCTAAAAACGGGTACTTCACCCTTCGGCGATGGTTAAAAAATCGAAATTAACCTCAAACACTTTATCCAGCACTGAGCGGATAGTTGAAACCTCTTCAAAGTCGATAGCACCATTAACCTTGCGACGATTACGCTGACCATCGTGAGTGATGACGATTTCTACTGTAGACATTAAACGGTCACGCAGAGTGTGGGCTACATCAGGAGAGGATGCGGAAATTACACTAAGGCCGACCGTAGCCAGCCCAGCACACCCCATTGCAATCACATCAGCAGGAATGCTTGTATAGTTCGACTCTCCCATTGCCCGGAAAATATCCTGAGCCAGAGAGTCGGCATCCCATGCCGACATTTCAGTGATGATGAATTCCTTCCCTTTGTCTCTACCATCGGCATCAACAATAAACACTATCTCTTTTCTAGCCATTAGATTGGACTCGGAGTTACTGATTCAAAATGGAAAACTGCTGGTCTTGCCTGAAGAACCCTGCGCCCTGGTGGATTTGGAGTCCAGGTATGGATTACACCATTTACAAAGTTCCATTTGCGCCCCAAGGCAGGGACTGTAAGAACCATATTGCATGCGAATTTACCGATAGCCGTTCTTTCGGCAACCCACCAATCATCAATTAAAAACCCAGCATTTGAAGTTGGCATTAAGGTAATTGTTTGTTCAGTTGGGTTGAAGATGAAGCCAGCATGGTACTTACCATCAGCTGACATGGCATCTTCTGTGTTAGTTAGAGCACCAGTCTCAAACATGTTGTCTGCTGCGTAATCGTCAACGTCAAAACCGCCAGGGTAGTAAGCAGGTACGACGATTCGCAGCTTACTGTTAGCCGATGTAATGTCGATAGGCATGGTTTATTCCCTTATAAAATAGCGGTTGAGGACATTGTAATGGACTGGATAAGCTGTCCATCAACATAATAGAAAATGACACCCTGCAGATCGCGCTCGATACGCGCCGAACCTGGTTGAGTCGGGATGTACAAGAACCACCCCTGAGAGTACAGCGTCGCAGAGATATCTTTGCCTACCGTGTTGTTCACAATGCGAATTTGAGCGTTGTCCAGAGTTACTCCGCGCTGAATTGCGCCGAAGTTTAAAGCTTGCTCGGCAACGTCAATCACAGCAGCAGATACCGCACCATAGCCAGTTGCATTGAACGGATATGACTGGTTATTGGTGAACAGGTTAGCAAATGCCCCTACCAGATTGGCGTTAATCCAGACCTGGTCGATGAAGCTATCAAGCCAGACAAACTTGCCAGTAATCGCGCCATCAGACGCATATTGCGCCATTGTTTTATTCAGGCTATATGAGCCGTAGAAGTTGTAACCATTTGATTTCAGAGCCTGTGCAGTAGCAAGGTCGCTCACGTTAGGAGCTAAGCCTGAGAATCCACGGAACTTGAACGAGATGCGCCCGTTAGTTCGAGCAAAGTCTATTGATGCTGCATAGGCAAGAGCAGTTACGCTGTACATATAGGAGCCGTACACCGGGAAGATGTTCTCGTATCCGTTAGCCACAACTACCTGCTGAACGAAACAGTTAGCGTTATTGGCAATTGTTCCAGCCTGAGTCGTGTCATGCACAACGTAGCCATAGCGGTTTTTGCTGCTGTTCGCCCACGCACACAACTCACCTTTCTGGTCATCAGTTAACTCAACAAGAGAGTTAAACAAAATCCAGTTCTGGTTGGTGTTGATGATGTTATTCATCGTATCGGTCAGGGTGACTGCATCAGAGCCAGGAGAAACCGTTGCAGCGGTTGCAGCGGTTAACAGCAGTCCGGTAGCAAGAGCGCCATCTGACGCGAATGAAACCTCGCTGTCTGCGCCTGTAGTAGCTGAGCGAATGATGAATCGGTTAGCAATTGGCAACCATTCTACGGATACTTTGCTTGCTCCGATTCCTGTTTCCAGTTTGTCAGCGATATCAGAGAAGCTTGTTGCTGTGGAAAGGTCAATCGATGCACTGGTAGTAGATACACCATCAACAGACAGTGTGATAGTTCCTGCAGGAATAGCTTTCAGAGTTGCCAGAGCCACACCTTTCAGATTGCCTGACAGCAAATATCCGGCTACGTCAGCAGTAACGATGCGGTACATCAGCAACTCACCAGGAATAACGGATGAGTTTTCGTAGCCGTTGAAATACTGCTGAGCGGCGAGGAATTCTTTCGATTCACTGCCCATCAGAGCAGAGACATCAGATGATGAAAAATAAGATTGCACTGCACCTACTGGGATAAGCTCGTTATCGGTCAGCATCAGGCCGTTAGCATCAACCGCAGAACCGGCAGGTGTAACGACATTGGGCGTGATATTGAAATCTACGGATAAAGGGATTGTGCTCATTGGCGTCCATCCACCTGTTGGGTTGTAATTTCTGCTTTGTCGAAGTAATCCTGCGGGAACGACACGATTATGTGTGCTTGCAGGGAAAGAGTTAGTGTGTAACGTTCCTGCCACTGGCTTTCTGCATCTATCATGGGAGCCTGAATTGCAGGAGATGAGTAAAGTGGTGCCAGACGTTCGTCTATGGCTTTGATAGTGTCGTAGCCGTAGTCACTGGCGAATGTGGTTTCCAGTGCAATAGCCCGATCCCCTGCACCCTGACCATAGATATCCACCTGAATATCAGCCTGGCGAACTTCGGTATATCCCATGGCACTTGTTGACGGAGAGCCTGTGTCCTGCTTGATATCTCGCGTCGTGGACAACCGAATGAATCGCAAAGGGGTCAGGATGCAGAACTGTCCTTTAGGCATAGGTACACGGTTAGCCTGCGCTTGCTGGCACGTTCCGCATATAGGCTCGATGTAATCAGCCAGGACATCTATAACGTCATCTACGGTGAAGTCATTCATGTGCTCACCTGCAATACTGCAATGAGTCGGCACCAATCAGGCCAAAGCTCTACCGGTTCAACAACAAGCCATTGCTCGCCATTAATCACGAAGATATCTCCACCCTGCTCCATTTCACGCTGCACGCTGAAGTAGTTGCCATTGACGTAAATAACCTTCGCTAGCCCTTGCAAGTTAAGGCCGTCTACGTGCTGCATATCGCCACGACTGATTGGCTGTAGTTGAATAGTGACGTTCTGGTCAGGAAGATAAGATGGAACTGGTTTGCGTCCGGGGCCGATGGTTTCACCGGCGTACTTCTTCAGAATTGCAGAGATGTTGGGGTTGATACTGGTGATCGCGTTATTGGCTATTTGTCTGAGATTCAATTTCGCCCACCTCATAACTAACGCTGTTTAACATGTTAGACGTGTCAATCAGCGGCTTATCAAATCCCTTTCTTGCAATCGTCACAGGAGATAATGGAGGAGAATCAAGGGTGCGAATCGACTCTTTGATGTCATCAACGATGATTTCACCAAGCAACGAAAGGACATCTCTTATCTCGCCACCATTTTCAATCAGTTTTGCTGTCGCTTCCTGCCATTCAGATTCATGGTTTGCAATCGCATTTCTGAAGAATGGTCTTGGAGGTTGATTGTTTGCCGGGTTACCGAATTCGTTCGTTGCAGCAATCATAGGGACTGGTGTCCCGTCCGGATATGTTGCACCTTCAAGGAATCCAACTTTTAGTTGCAGGTTTTCAAACGAGCTTGCTGCCTTATCCAGTGCGTCCATTACCTCATCCATCAGTACCTCCGGTAATATCCGTATGGATAGTTGGATGGTGAATGCCCGCTTATGTACTGGAAGGTGCGGAATGGTGCCGTAGCATTCCAGTAATCAGCGCCATACTTTGTTTGCATGTACCATGCTGAGTTTGCTGTTACCCCTGGCATTTCCGCATGAACGCTAACTGAACCCTCTGAAGCACTGTCGATTCTCCCCACCAATCCGGATGGGGACTGCCCATTAGCGCCTGAATACAGAAAGGCGATATGGGCAACCAGCATATTCAGCAGCATTGCGCGGACAGCCAAATCCGACACGCGACTAAAGTCGGTGTTATCGAGATAGATGGTTGCCTGCGTGAAATACTGCTGAAGGAGTGCGTCGTCGACAGATGAGAATTCAGGGTAGCGTAGCTTAAATGCGGCGGGGTCAAATATTACGACGCCCATTCACAACTCCCGCTATTTGGTGTCAGCCTTTTTAACGCCAGGAGCCGGTTTTTCCGGATCAAGACCTTCAAGGCCAGTTTTGGCTTTTTCCAGTTCTTTACCCTGAGCCTTTACGCTGCGTTCGTCTTTCTGGATGAAGATGGCATTGTTCTGGATGTAGGGTGCGTCCTGATACATCTTCATGAATTTGTCCATGAAGTCTTTTTCAACCTGAGTGACACCGAAAGCACCTTCAGGAATTGCTCCATCAAGCTGACGAAGGGCGGTACTAGCCGCCCCTTTCAGGATTACAGTTACGCCATCAATAGTTACCTGAAGGCCGTTTGGCAATTTGCAGCCAACACTTACCATTTCTGCCATGTATTAAACTCCCAACATGCTTGCAATTGCCAGAGGCTGACGAATGATTGCGCCCCAGGTGCCACCGGTTTTCTTTTGTTTGTACGCTGACAGGTCAACAACCACTGGATGCGCACGCATTTTTTCAGTGAATGCACAGTAGCCAGTATCCTGACCATCCAGATCGTCAGCAATAAGCTGAACAAGCTGACCGGATGCGGTGTTGTACTCAACAGCAGTAACAACTCGCAGGTTAGGGAAGTTTTTCTTCAGCTGATCTGACACGTTCACATTGTACATGTTCGTTTTAGTCAGATTGGCTTCAGACTCCGGAGACATTGCCAGCGTCATTTTGCTATCGCGTTCAACATAACCTTTGGTCTGAGTGATAAGTTGCGTGTACAGCGCCTGAATATCGTCGTACACAGCCTGCCCATCTTTGGTTGACCATGTGGTGCCGCTACCAGTACCAGTAGCCCCCGGGGTGATTGACGCTGGAAGGTTAGGGTCATTCAACAGCCCGTAGTTCTTCAGTCCAGCAACACCGAAGAAGTAGGATTTGTTCTGGAACTTATTCAGGGTCAGAGCGGAAGCGGTGTTCAGTTGCTGAGCCCATGCGATACGACCTTCACCGTAGCGGTCCAGTTCCAACTCACCCCACTGAGTGATGGTCTGGTACAGGTAGGATTCACGAGCAACCCAGTTTACGTTCGCGCTTACCTGACCGTTGTTGTTGTAGTCACCATAGCTGGATACCTGACCAGTGGATTCTACGACCGGGAATTGCGCGGTCATAGTGGTCCAGTCGCCTTTCTTGGTTTCGCCCATGATTTCCACCGCTTTCATCGGAGTAACCAGGATACGAATCAGTTCCGGATCGACGTAGTTGGTGAAATACCACGGAATACCGGCGTTACTGGCAGTAACCAGCGTTGGCTGGGCATCCATTGCGTAGGAATAGCTACGCGCTTCCGCGTCAGTCAGATAGGCTTTGGCTTCCGGAAGGATTACACCGTAATCCCGTTCAGCCATCGCTTTGTGTTGTAAAAATTCTGCGTTATTCATTGATTAGCTCCAGGTGCCCATCTGAATCAGTTCGCCAGCAGCGCCAGCGCTACCAACAACAAATTTGGTTTCTACATAACCGGAAATCGTTGCACCGGCTGCGCCAGTGGTAATGGAACCATCCGACAGTTTGGCGAAGATTTTCTGCTTGGCAGTTGCCACTCCGGCAGTTTTCACCCAGAAGTCACCAGCTGTCATCAGGGTCATCTGGAATCCAGGCTGGATAGTCATTGATGCTTCTGCCAGCCAGTCAGTGATAGAAGCCTGACCTTCACGATGTACGAAGCCATCAGGGACGCCAGTACCGGTGTTGCTGACAACGCCGTTGGTTACCCAACCGAAGCGACCGACGATCACCCCATTGGTGCCAGCTACCAGAGCACCTTCACCCGCAAGCAAGCTTGCCTTAGGGTTTGCAGAAGCGAAGTCACCCTCAACACCTGGTGCCTGCTGCTGATTGATTACACTTTGAAAGCCGCTCATTGCTTAGCTCCGTTTCATTTTGGTTGCGCCAGGGAATGCTTTGGCGAAGGAAGTGGTTGCCGCCGAGTCCATGCCGATGCCATTGGTTGGCTTGCGAACCTCTGATTTCTGGTTGATGGCAAACTCAACCATCGATTTCAGTGCTGAAGGATGGACGCCTTTATGGTCTGCGCCGATGGAATCAAGAGCGAATCGATAAATAGACTCTGCTGAATCCATTGCTACCAGACTCACGTCGCCTACCAGAGAGCGAACACATTCACGCGCTTCATTGGCCTGACGGATGCGGCCCATCACGTTTTCTTCAGCTTTGCGGATTAATGCGGCATCCATAGCTGCTTTGTCCTCTTCGTCATCTTCATCTTCGGCTTTCTTTTTCTCTTTGCCGTCATCATTCTCGTCTTCCGCTTCTTTGCGGTCGCGATCACGGTCTTTACGTTCACGTTCTTCACGCTCTTTGAGTTCTTTCTCTTCGCGTTTCAGACGTTCAGCCTCTGATTCGTTGTCTTTCTCTGCCTGTGTGGCTTCGTCCTCGACAACCTTTTGTACTTTCTTTTCCACGTCTTCTGGCTTCTCATCACTTGCCAGCATGGGCGTGATAATTGCCATCAACTTTTTGGTAAGTTCTGACATTGATTTCATTCCTGTAGGTATTGAATCCCCGACAACGACGTCGGATCCGGCTCTGCCCTCTATTACGAGAGCAACGTGGTTCCCGACGATATCGCGCATTACGCCATCATATGGCTGGCCTTCATGCACGCCGGGGGTCATGTCAGCTACATATCTGTAGGCCGACGAAAGCTCTTTCTTCTCGTCCGTCTCGATTCCAGCAATGGAATCTGCATCCCAGACAACAAGAGAGTTTTTGAGGTAAGTCCCGTCAAACTCGGCATCAGTACCAGTAGAGCCAACCACAGCCATCTTCTGAGGTTCTGCGGCAGTAACCGGGATGTGTTCGTTAAGGAGCGGGATGTTGTTGAATGTCGATGCTGCTTTGGCTAACTCTTTCGGGTCGCGAAGCAGGTAGTAAACTTTGTCAGGCTGTAGGCCTAGCGATCTGGAATTGGGGATTTCGCGGCCATAGTAGGGGCAGATGTTAGCCTTGCTGATTGGCGTCACTTCGATGTGCAGGCGACCGTCCTTGTCAAAGGAGCGCACCGTTGCCCTGTCGAATGCCAAAGCGGAGTCGCCAGTGTAGCCATTGGCGTAAGCCGCCTGCTCCTGCTCTTCTGCCTCTTCTTTGGTTGGATAAACCTTACCGTGATTTCCCCATTGCCAGCCGCCGTCAACTTTGCGTACGGGCATGGATTTACCTTTCTTCAGGCAATTAAAAAGTCGCCTCAGCGACCGTTGTTTTTCTTCAATGCGGTTATTGTAAGAAGCGCTATAACCACGCTGCCAAATATCAATGTCAGGCCTAATGCCTTGAACACCTCAATCATTTTCGCTCCAGTCCCGGGATGATTGGTGACCATGTGCACCTGCAGTTGATAGCTTCACCTGGTAACACCCATTCACCATCGAGATACAGGCCTTTATCGAGATCGAACTCTTTTCCGTCTGCTTTCACGTGGGATGGCCTTGGCTGCTTCCCGGCGTGAGAGTGTCGCCATATTCCTTTGGTGATGCCGAGTTTCTTCTGTCGCTCAGACTGAATGACCGCCGTCGCCTTGTTGTTCTGGTCGCGAGCGATGGTCTCTGCGCGTCTGCGTGTGATGCCGTAGCGTTTCACCAGTTCATCAGTGAGATAACCAAGGTCACGACCACGGCTTACTGACTGCATAACCATAGTCTCTACCTGCGTGTGATATTGCTCAGGTATCGACTTAATCAGGTTGACGTTCTCGTTGATGACGGCCTGCATCGCGTTTTTAAGCTCATCATTCATCGTGAACTTAACAGTAAAGCCGCCAGCCTTTAGCGCAGAGTGAAGAGAGACATCAGTATTTCGCAGGGTCTTATCGACGAAGCGATCTGCCAGTTTCTTCGCAAGCTCATTGAACTTGCTTTCCCACTGCTTGCCGAGTTTAGCCAGCCTGCGCTTTAACTCATTCGCCGGGCTGGCATCCATCGCCATGCTGTCTTTGTAGCCTGCCTCAAGCCAGTAACGGTAAGACTTGTTCATCTCCCGTACCAGTTTGATAAGCTCAGCCCGATACCATTCGTGAACTCCTGCGTTAGCTCTGACCGGACGAAGGGTTTTCTGGCTCTGCAAATCCTTCTTCGAAGGACTCGGCTTCGTACTCTTCTTCGTCATCTTCAGATTCCATTATGTGGTATGGGCTGGCCTTGTCGGACTGGCGCATGCTTCTGATTGCGTCGAGGTCGAATACTCCGGCTTCGGCATAGTTCTTGTCAGCCTCAGATTGATGTTTCATGACCTCGGCTTTCTCGGATTCTGTAAGCTCGTACAGCGGCAGGAACTCGAAATCTATATCAGGGTCAATCTCGCCGAATTCGTTTAACTGGATGACATCCAGCACGGTTTTCAGTGGGCTTCTGAATAGATTCTCCTGCATGGCGTGAATTGAGTCGTAGAAGACGCGAATCTCACCATCAGATGATGCGTTTAGGCCGTTTGGTGTGATGCCAAGCAACTTAACCAGTGGAATACTTGATACCGAGGCCATCTGCTCTTGTGCTTGCGCCTGAAGAGCATCGACACCGGACAGGCTTGTCACGAACTGGAAGAATTCTTCAGATTCCTTATCAACCATGAACATTCCACGGTTATCGCGGACCTTATTGAAGAACTCAGCACGCATAAACAGGTTGGGGTCTGCAACACCGGACAAGACGTTTTGCATGTTCGTCTTCAGGCCGTACACCACAAACGAGTGAACCAGGTCGCTCACGCTGTCACGTGTTCTCAGCCAATTCTGCACATATGGTTCTGCCATCTGGCTAAGAGACAGGCCGCCGAAGTTGTAAGCCGCCTTGAGAATGTCCGGCACTTGTCGGGAAATCATCGTCAGTATACGGCTGGCGTGAACTGTGCGCCCCATGACGTACCATTCAGCCGGGCTGAAGAAGTCAGGGCTGAGTGGGTTGTCAGCGTTATACACACCCGGGTATGTCCACATTGCCTCGATAACGCGGAAACCATTCAGACTTCCTTTGGTTATCTTGCGTGGGCTGATGTAGAGCTTCTTGTCCAGTTCGTCAGGAACCAGCCAGGCAGAGTTACCGCTTGGCGTCTTCACATCGATGTAAATCTGGCCTCGCCCGAAATAACCGTCATGCTCTGCTGCTTCACGGAACTTTTCTCGCACCTGAAACCGTCTTAACGCGTCATCCAACTGACGAATCTTATCGGCCTTATCATCACCGTCATCTTTGCCGATGTGCTTCAGCTCAATCCACTTGCGTGTCATCTCCTCCGCTATCGTGCCGGTAATCTTGCGATACTCGGGCAACTGAGCGAGCTGTGACAGGTATGGATAACCGGGGAAGCCACCGTAGCCATATGCGGTGATATTGGCTGAATTCAGGTAACTGTAAGGTGTGGAGTCCATCGCCAGCGCAGCATCGCCAATATGCTCAGGGATAACTCCCGGCGGCGGCGTGTATCGCTCAATCTTGCGAAGCACTTCACCTTCAGATTTGATGCGTTCCTGCTCGTTCATCATCGCCAGCGCATTAGCCAACGACATGGGCTGCTTTGCCTCTTTCTTTGGAGGCTCAGCTTTTTTCTTTTTCCAGCGTTCAAACACTATGCTAGCCTCAAAAGTTCTTCTGATATGCGTAACGGACCGTTGCCATTTTTCATTTCATCAATGGCATCCATCATCGGATCTAACTGGTCGTCGTGCGTATTGAAATCAGGGTTGATGGCTTCCATCTCGACGAGGAAGTCGTTAATGAATGGTGCGTTGCTGGGCAGCTTGATATACCCGGACTCGATATATCCCTGCACGTCCATCAGGCGAGTGTATTTATCTTTATCGCGCTGTATGGCCTTTATTGGGCATATCGCCTTTTTACGGATGTTCTGTATCAGGCCGGTGCCGGATGACTTATCCTCTATCGCCATGTGGCGAAGCGGTCCATTCTTTAGGGTCTTGCACTTTTCCCAGAATGCGACGGCGCGGCGCTGTAGTTCATCTGCTTCCCACTTACCGCGAATCATGTCTATCAGGTAGATATATCCGTCAGTGCCTAGTCCCCAGTGCTCGAATACGGAGAAGTCATTAACCTCTTTAGTTTTCTGCGCCGTGTCGCCATAGACGGCTCGCCACTGCATAGGAGGAAGCACGGAGTATTCACCGAACCATTCAGACTTAATCAGGCCTCCGCCTTTAGCGGTTGGTCGCTGTTGGTATAGTGCGTTCCATACCAGGGATCCGCGTTGCTTGCATTTCTCGACGAACTCTTGCGGCATACGCTCTGGAAACAGGATTTCACCGGGATTGCGAAGGTGATACACGTTGCCGTTTAGCTCGTGAATCTCTTCCTTCTCAGCCTCCATTGGGAAGCTAACCACACGCCAGTTTTCACCGCCCTCTTCTGCTAGTTTGAGTAATTGGCCTGCCAGGTCGTTTTGATGCCAGCGAGTCAGAATGATGACGATGCCGTTTATCTTTGGATCTACACGCGTGAAGAATGTCGTGTCGTACCAGTCCATCACCGCTTCCTGATAGGTTGGAGACGATGCGGTTTTGTAATCTTTCGCGGGATCATCAATTACCCCGATATTCATACCCTGACCGGTGATACCGCCGTTAACGCCCGCAGAACGATATGAGCCGCCGTGTAGCTCGCCTTTAGCGTCCACTGGCTCCCACAGTTCGGTTTTGTTGATGCCACCCGCCAGGCTGCGACCTGAAGGTATTTTCACATCAGGAAAAACGTCAGCATACTTATCAGATGTGATGATGCGCTTAACGTCCCGGCTCATTCGGTCTGACAGGTCAGAAGAATAGGAGCACGAGATGATATTCCATGATGGATGCAGGCCTAACACGTATGCAGGGAAGCGACGCGAACACAGCTCGCTCTTTCCAGAACGCGGTGGAGCAAACACCATCAGACGGGGCATGTTCCCGGCTTTAACTTCATCCAGAAAGTGATCTAACTCTGCGCAAAGTAGCTCGTTAAACCATCCAGTTTCGTATTGCGGATTGGTGTACAGAGTGAAGTCGAGAAGTTTTTTACGTGCTGAGCGAATCGCCAGTTCTTTGTGCAACTCATAAATCTGAGCGTTTCGATTCAAGCTGATTGGAGCGTCTGCCATTTCCCAGCTCCTTCAGTTTCTCTTCAAGTAATTCTTCTGACATATCCGCATAACGAACCGGACCACCGTTAGCACCGGTAATCTCTGTTGCAGTTTGTTCTCTGAATGCCTGGACGTTTACATGCTTGCCAAGTAGCTCAAGGTTTTTAACCTTGTCAGGCCATTTGATTTTCTTAAGGAGAGCAGCACTATCTGCTGATGCCATCTCTACGACATCCATTCCTGATAGCGTTGTACGCCACACCTTAGGCCAGTCTTTAATCGGCTTCAGTTCGCCATTGGCAAGCAGGATGTCAAGCACGTCCATCTGATCGATTTCAGTCAGGCGGCGCAATACATAGGCAGCGTCTACTCCTACTTCTTCATTGCGTTCAGTCTTTAACTCTGCAATGCGATCTGCGATGTCAGGTTTTGACAGGTTTTCACTACCAGTGGCGCGGGCAGTTTTCTCGCTGTATCCCGCCCTGATAGCTGCCTGAGTGGCATTGAGGTCTTTCAGGTACTCACGGGCAAACAGCTCTTGTTTGTCTGTGAGCTTTGCCATGTTATTTACTCTTTTCGATGGGAATCACTGTAAATCCGCCAACAGAAGCTTTCTTAATTGCTGTGATGCTAGGGGAGTCTTTCTTCGGGTAGAAGTAAATAAAGTCATCATCCATTTTGGGCCTGAATCCCCTGATATAACCTACGTGCTGTTGCTCTAGAGCATCTTCCAACCATAGCCATAGTTGAAACTCTCCGATATCAATTATCATAATCAGAATTTCCTGCTTTCCACTCGTGGGAGTTAATCGCATTTCACAGAATTAAATATCAGGAAGCGAGAACTCCGGCAGCACGAAGCTTTGCTAACAGTGCATTGAAGTCAGTCACCACACCAGCCACATCAGTAGCAACTGAATCTGCCTGTGCTGCTGATTGTTTCACAGTGCCTGCTGTTGTGGTGGTTGCAGCACCTGGTACATCACTGGAGCTTGGTACGCTTACAGGCACACCGCCAGTGGAGATTACTCGTTGTGTCATTGTTTGCTCCTGGGCATTATGTTGGTTGCCATTAGCGCAACGGTTTCTCTGCTTCTCAGTAGTGATTAGTCACTTCCGTCTGTTCCGGCTTGCCAAGATGTGGATCACGCTCCTTTGAGGGTCACACAAATCATTTAGCGCACAGCCTGTCCCATGTTTCGTTATGGGTGTTTATCGCTTTTACCGTTCTGCTATCCATCACATCAGGGTCCTTACCATGGGTGATGATTGGCTGAAATGCGGTGCATGCATTGTCTACATAGACATACTTAATCTGCGGAGTGGTATTTTGAAGTCCGCATGCGCTCACGAGCAGCGCTATCAGACAGAGATTGATTTGCTTGTGCGACATCTTTCACCGCCTTAATGGTGACTTCCTGCTTAGTGGTGATGTTCTGTGCTGACTCTTTTTCGGCGTTAGCACTCTTAACATCAGCCTCGGCTTTTGCCTCTGTCTGGCCTTTGCTTTTCGCTGTGAACCAGGTGAGAGCAATAGCGCCAACAATCCCGATGGCACCAAGTATGTATTCCCATCCGACAGCCATTAACGAACTCATTTCACTTCCCTCAGCTCAGCGGCTTTATCCTTCAGCTTTGACTGGCGAACAAACTGAGCAAGCACTGCCAGCACCACCATCCCCTGGCTGATATAACCGAGGATGTCGTGAGGAATGTAGCCCTTGATGTCTTCAGGGAGAAATGTCCATGCCTGAATAGCCGCCTCCGGGAAACTTTGAATCCACGCTCCAAGCATTGCACCCAATGATGCAAGCCATACCGACCATGTTTTAAATAGCAACTTTGCATGAGCAACGAATTCAAGACGGGTATATCTCTGCGCCATTAACAGAAAAACGATAGCCACCAGGCAGAAAGCGATGAATATTTTCATCAGATAATCCCCTTATACGCTTCAAGCGTTCCGGCTCGCATTACCTCTGCGTGGCGACTCGCACGGTTTGGCGTTTGCTTTGCCCATTTGCTGGACAGCATTCCGGATGCAGCACCAGAGAAGTTTCCGGCAGCTACCATAGCAAGTGTGTTCTTGAACCCGGCTAGACCCTGCACACCCATCTGATAAGCCATGCTGACAAGGATGTCTTTGCGCTCCTGATTGCATGCTTTCATCGCGGAAATAATGAGTGGATTTTCGTTCATCTTTTTGATTGTTGATGCAACGAATGACTCCAGCCATACATCGCCAACTTCACGTGGAACTGTGAATGTGTAATTGCTCAGAGGTGCGCCCTTTGGACCAATCTTCACACCGCAAGCCACAGTTGGATAACCTTCAGTATCGATGTACGGGCGCTCTTTATACCCCTCTTCATAATTGAGGATTTTCACAATGTTACTCATTATTAATTCCTTCAGAAGATGAGGTTTTTCTGTACGCTTGGATAGGACTGAGGCGCATCAAAGGTGTGAACTTTTGAACCTTCAGGAGAGATGATCACCACGCCGGGTGACTGACCGCCTTTTGATTGCTGAGACGCCAGCTCTTGCTCGGCATCTCGTCTTTTTAAATCTGAAGCAGCCAACCGCTTTGAGAGGCTGCTGTTTTCTTTTTGCATCTGGGCGATTGTCTTCTGACCATTGTCAATAACCGCCTGGATGTTGTAACAGGCGAATGCAGTTATGAGGAAAAAAAGCACAGGCATAATCCCGATAACATAACGCCCAACCTTCAGCTCAACGTTATTTGTCATCATTGTCACCATCTGGTCCGAATCCAGGTGGATGGATACGCCTTATAATTGATGCGCCCTGCCAGCCGGCAGCACCGCAACCAATACCCATAACGTATAACGACCACCCGTTCGTCATTGAAAATAAAAACATCATCATTCCGGCAAAGAGCGACACGAGCACATGATTAAGGAGAGGAACCCTTTGATCGGGAGAGCTGTAAGCATATTTTGCCAGCGAGCCAACCAGATTCATGATGACCGCGAGAAGCAGAGCCGGAATGAATTCGATTCCGTTTGCCATTGCGTAGTCTCCACCACTCAGGTGGCTGCTTAAAATGCGCCTGGCCGTTAAACGGCGCGGGAAGAGACTAGCCAGGCCGCTAAGATGCGACCCTCAAAGTGAGGGACTTGTTCACATTTATTAATGTGGTTCTTGTGTAATGAACAAATCCGATCTAAGTTTCATCCGTCTGATCAGACGATATGGGCCTCGGTCTTTGTTCGTGATTAGCGTCATGAGCAAGATGACTGTAGGTTGTTCCACCAACTTACGGTCGCCCATTTTCACGAAGCCCCGCCGATGCGGGGTTTTCTATTTGTGCAAAACGCCCTTATCCCCGTAACCACGAAAGTTAGAGGGTATCTGTATGTGTTCTGGTGTTTGGTGATGAGGGCGCTTTCAGAAATGTCGTGCCAGAAATGCAAAAAGCCCCAAGGCGTAAACCCCAGGGCTTTGAATGAATGCAGTAATCCATCATTGGTTTCAGATTAAACAAATATCGCCACTTTGTAAAGCGACTTTTCTACAAAAATGCGATTACATAGAAATTTTTCCTATTTAGTGACTTTCCTCAACATCTGGTTCGCATATTCCTCCTGCTTAATGCACTCACTAACCAAACTTTCAAAAAAGTCCTTGTAAGACCTTCTCCATGTAGTTTCTGGCACATCAATTACTGTTGCACAGATATACTTGCGCACACTGTCAGGTAACAAACGCGAATAACCACGACCATGACATCTTCCACATGTTTTATATGCAGGTACGCCACCTTGTAGAATAGTTTTCTCTTTGTCTAAAACTACGCCCTTTCCATTGCACTGACAGGAGTTGCTAATCACTCCAGCCCCTTTGCATTTATGGCAAAGTACTTTCACCAACTCTCTTCGTTCTGTTAACTTCGGTTGACCAATAAACTTCATGGTTACCCTCTCTGCTTCGATAAACTTCTCTCCTTTGCAGCAATCGCATGTTCTGGTACTTGCAGCACTTCTTGCGTAGTCAGCAAATGCAAATGTTGCGAGCACTTGCATTACCTTTGACTTAATATCATTTTCGAGCTTGCGTAAGGCGGCAACCTTATCGCAGTGCTCAAGTGCATATTGGGTCAGCAGTTCAATAGCTTTATCACGGTCATTGCTGCTGATTTCCATCTTCCCTAAAAACGCGCTGTAACCTAACTCGGCTCGACTTTGCGTCATTCCCATGGCAGCCATGACATCAGTACCTGTTAGCGTCTCTGAGGAGGTTGCACGCGGCGTATCGTTTATCTGCGTAGACTTCGCGAAGTGAAACTTGACTGCGTTTTCCAGGTTCATCGTGAAATTCTCCATAGCATGTACGGCCAAATTAATCCGGTACCAAGCGCGGTTATCACCAGATGCGTTTTAAATCCCAGTTCCTTTTGTCTTGTATGTGACCATTCAGCCATCATCCCTGCCATGAACGCATAGACGATCATAAATAGAGTAAACATCTAGGCAGCCTCCGGACCGTCTGGCTTATTAAGTCCTAATCGATTAACCAGTTCACGACGGCGCTCTGAAAGTAAACACATTGCCCTTTCCGCATCTGCAATCTGCGCATCAATATCCTTGAGCTTCTCCATGTCTGCATGACGCTGCCATTTGACTTGCTGAATGCTAGTTACGCTGCACATGTTTTACCTCGACCACCTTGATGAACCATGAGGACGCCGTTAACGATGGCGTGAAATTGAGCTTTGGTGTCTCGCGAATACCTGAGGATGGTGTTCCTGCTGCAGGCTAATTGCCTGGCTGCTTCGGACTGATTTCCTCTGACTTCTACCAAGATGTCAGGGATGGTTTTGATAGATGGTGTCATTCGGTCCTCCTGTTCCATGCGCGAACAGCATCGCGTTTGGTTCTGTATGTTTCGGTAATGGGATTTATCAGGCATGATTTACTTGAGCACCCGGCGAACACACCGTCACCATCTGCGGTTAGCTCTGCATCACCTCCACAGAAGGGACACTTCAACAACGTAGCCCAATGGGGAAGTTTGAGGTCATAAATCATGCGGCCTCGCTTCTGCTGTCAAGCAGGTCTTTAAGCTTCTGCTGATACTCGCCGTATTTCGGCTGGTAGCCATTTGCCTTCTTCCCTCGATGGGTAAGCTTTTCACCGAATAGCGCCTGCTCTACGCTCATACCTTTCCTGAGTCTAAACAGAATCGTATTGCCGGCGATGCTTACTCTTGGGTCTCGAGACCATTCTGCTGGGGTTTTGGTTTCCCCGTTGAAGGTGATGGCGTGGCTGCTTTTTCTTGTGTGGGATGGGATGTGAATACGTGATCGCATCACGTTGCAGGCATTGCACAAAACCCTGAGATTATCCGGTTCGTTGTTATTGACTCGATCATCTTTATGGTCAATATGCGCGTTTGCCCAGGTAACAGCTTTTCCGCATAATTCGCATGGTGGTAACTGCTCTCCGTACCTTGCAAACACAAGCTTTCTGTGCTCGTACACAAATCCATTTTTCATTGCCAGTGGATGAGATGGCTCTTTAATCATCACGTATCCCTTGGCGTTAGTAGAGAATCCCTTTCCTTTCCCATGTTTTGTGAGCTCATATGTCCCATATCGCATCATCCTGAAATAATGCTTTTGGCATACCTGCTGCTCCATGTATCTACATTCCCGATCGCAACCTTCAATCTTGCACTTCATGCGGCCTCCAGTAGTTCTGTAATCATTGGCAAACTCCCGCATGTCTCAGTAACTACCAGCACTAGCATTCCACCTTTAATCGCCTGACAGCGCTTAATACGCATATCGTCTATCTGACCGTCATCCAGCCAGAAGCCCGCACTGGTTAGTGCGTCAAAAACTGCTTTGGGCAGATTGTCCAAATCTCGTTTGCGGTTATCGGGAGGTGCTGCGTGGATGGTTATTTTGATGCGAGGTGTGATTTTGATGTCTAACTGTTGTTGCTGGATTATTTCGATTACTTCTTTTCGGTATCGCTTTCCCCAATCGCTGATGTAGTGGATTCCTCGTGAGTGTCGCCAGTATTTGTTGACTGAAGGTGGCCATGGCAGCTGCAACAGATATCTATTCATCTGACAGATAGCCTCCCTCCATTCGCCAATTGCTTTAGAGTCAGGACAATGGCTCTATCCATTTCAGCCCTGCGTTCTTCCCTTGTCATATCCTTTCCGTTATCTATGCGCGTATGGCATTGTTCGCATAGCGCTGCCGTTAAACAGTCATCAACCTTCAGGCCCATTCCCTTCCCTTCGTTACGGTGCGCTGCCTGAACCCCATAGCGTCCACATAGAACGCAGCAATCTATCTCCCTGACTGCCTGAAGCCATTTATTGCTTCGAAAAATTGCCATTCGACATATCTCCATTCGGATCGCGATATACCATCCATTCGTTGATGCACTCTTCACATGCATAGGTTTCTTCTGGCATTAGCTCTTTCGTACAGCCTGCGCACAACGTTCGACGTATACTCTGCTGCTCGTATGATTGGGCTTCTGATTGGCTAAGCATGGTTGGCGTCCTGCATCATCAGGAAAACGATCATTGCCGAACGCAGGGCTTTATCACATGGCTGATGAGACACAACGTGTACCTTTAGCTCGTCAATTCCGTAAGCAGTTACCCACTCCACTGGAGTATCGCACCGCTCCTCAGCATCGTATTCAATGCTGATTCTGTTGGCAGAAATAATAGGCCATGCGTCTGCTGCTTTATTGCATGGGTCGAATGTCTTTTCCCATTCTGAGTCCCATACGTAATCGGGGTAAAAGATAAATCTCCCAGGAATAGCGTTTGATACGCGCTGGTTAATTTCTAAATCTGATAACTGTGAATAGTCCATATTTAGCTCCACATTCTGTTTTGATACTGACTCCTACCCTTTGGCTCGCTGGCGTACTCAGGCAACAAGGCTCCTACTATCCACAGTCGTGGGTCAGTGCTAAGGTGCTTTGTGGTCTTTACGTTGCGGGAGTGGTAGAGAGTGATGAGTTGGTTGGCTTCGTCGGTGGTCATTGGAGGGTGGTAGAAATACGTTCGCTTCAATCGTACCTCCTGTCAGTGAATCTGACGTTCTGACCTGTCGCCCAAGCCATCGTGTACTCTATGAGGCTAGCCATGCGCCCCACGCTCATCTCTGCGCTGCTCTCGCGGATGTTGACGTACTCACCCTCTAACCCGGGAACTACTTCGGCCTCCTGCTTTGTAGCGACCGCATGACCGCTAATCAGCAATACCTTCCACTGCTCAGGCCTGAGTTGCTTTCCGCACCATGTGACCTGACGAGCGATATCACCCAAAAGCGCGTGAAATTTCGCATTCTGGTCGAGGTTGCGTTTGTAGTCAGATATTCGAATGGTGATGGGTCTTTCGTTGTCGAGGGGTGATGCGAGAATGGCGTTTATTGCTGACTGCTGTTGCTGCTTACTCCTGAGAAATATCGTCTGTTTCATGGCATTCCTCGTCAGATGTTAGTTCCTCAATCGCCCATGATTTGAATCCAATACGCTCTACATAATCCCGCGCCTTGTCATATGTGGTGAAAGCTGCCATTGACTCCATTTCACCTTCAAATCCCCGGGCGCTTACAACAAATACTGATGCATTCATACTCACTCCTTCACTTTGATTCCAGCGCAACTCAGGACAGCATCAACTTCATCCTGGTAGTAATACGTCAGGCCGCTTGATGATTTAGCTAACTTAAACGGCTCAGGCATATCTAGCTCGATAGCTGCGCGAGATGCCTGCCATGCCATGAACAGCATCTTGTCGAAGACCTCAACCATGCCAGGTGGTATACCTTCCACCATTTCCGGAAACCATTGCTCGAAAGCCTTTCTTGATTCGTCCATATCCCTCTCCATCAACCTACATTCACATTCAACAAGTATTGGCTCACCCCATGATTGAACGCCGCCGCTATCTTCAAATCCTGAACCATTGCATCTTTCGCATGTACTCATCATTCCTCTCCTTCAGTGTGCTGGGGTGCTATTCTTTCAAATCGTCTGGAAGCTCGACTTCTTGACCAAGCTTCGCAAACACAATAGCCCTGCATATAGCTATTCTTGGATTTTTAGCGATTAGACCTCGGCGTCTACCTGGGGAAACAAGCTCGTTTACTCCAACCCAGTGATAAATCTTCCCTGTCGCTGGGTCAGCAGATTGATAGCAGCTTATCGACATGCTCTCCATCAATTCACCGCACTGCCCCCAATCTGTAGATGGTGAAAACACATATCTGCTATAGCGCTTATTTTCTTCCCCACACAGTTGGTGCATGTCATTTAGATATATTTGTGCATCTTGCGGTCGCGTTATCTTTCCGCCAATAGCAATGGCCACTGCAACGTCTAACCTCACTCCTTCTAATTCGTCGACATTTAATTTCACGACCTCACCTCTCTCAATCTCAGGTTTATAAATGCAGTAAGTTGATTGGCGCAGCCAAAAGTAAACGGTGCTGACTTCTGATACATCCACACCTTCTCGCGTCCTAGCCATTCACGATATAGCTCACCCTGCTTACTGAGCGACGCTAGGATTTGCGATACGGTGGTGATATCCAGCCCCAAATCCGCAGAAACATCAGACGATGTGCCTGACCGCCCCGAATCGAACCATCCGAGAATTGACTCAATTCGTTTGTGGTGAAGCTCAGTAAGACGGTATCGCTTAATGCCACCTTTGGCGTTATAGCTTTCTAACTGGCCTGATGCGGTGAGTTCACGGAGTAACTGAGTGATTCTGGATTTTGGTACTTTGGTTAGCTTCTGGAATTCTGCTGCTGAGGTTGGGTAGTTTGTTTCAAGGTGGTGAAGTATTTTTTCTCTTGCGTTCATGATTGCTCCCGGAGTTTCTTCTCCTGGCTTCTTTGATTCAAGCCATGCTGTAAGCGAATCCTCATCTGCGAAGTAATAACCATCCTGGATTTTTATTACCTCACCTGAATCGACAAGCTTTTTTAAATGCCATGTCAAAGTTCGCTGAGGGATGTTAAGTGCTTTGAATATGTCTTTGCGGATGGTAACTGGTCGGCTTTTTATGAAGGATTTGATGGATGATGATTTGTCTTTCATCACTTGCTCCTGTAGCTATCCCAGGTGAATGCGAGTGTGCATCCACCTCCGTCGTTCATTCGGTCTATGACGCGCTCACCAATGAATGCCGATAGCTCATCTTTGCTCTGATTGCTTATCAGGATGGTTGGCTTCATGCGCTCGTAGCGGGTGTTGATGATTTCGAACATAATCATCTTTTCCGCCTCACTCCCGAACTGCACACCAACCTCATCGATAATTAGCAGGTCAGGCTTAGTGAAGTGGCGAATAACTTCTTCCTCTGTGCGGGTGGAGTTTTTCGACCATGTTGATTTATATTCACGCGCGATTTTCAGCGCTGTGGTGAAAGATGCAGAACTTTGGTGCTCTGTAATCGCGTGCCGCGCAATTGCCAGGGCAAGATGGTTCTTCCCCGTTCCAGGTTTACCGCACATAACCAGACCGCCGCCTCTCTGTAATCGCTCAGGCCATTTGCTGGCGTATGCCTGACATACCTTCAGTACTCGTTTAGCATCGTCGTTAACTGGCACGTAGTTTTGCAGGGAACATCCCTTAAATCGCTCAGGGATATCGAGATTATTTAACAGAAATTCGACGGTCCTTTTGCGGGATGCCTCGTCGCTTTTAATCTTCTCTGCCTGTAGCTCAATAAGCTCGTCACGCAAGCATTCAGGGCATTCACTTGGTCTGGTAGCAAACTTAATAGGGCCTGTTGAATATCGGTTTCTCTGCTCAAACTCGCCGTGTTTCTCGCAGTTGCCAGTACAGAACTCTACGGCGGTGTGCTCGATTTCAATTGGCGGCTTGCTTAGCTCTGACAGTCTCTTCTCCAGGGATGAGATTTTTTCGTCCAGTGTCATAATCACTCCTGAGCCCAAGAAGGAATCTCGGTTTGTCCGTAATCTTTGGCGGCAAAACTCTCGTTAACAGCTCGTTTCACCGGATTCCTGTACGCGTTTTTGTTTTGGTAGTTCAACTTGGCACTGGCAGTGCTGAACCAGTTCTTCGGCTTTTCGTGGGTAAACTCCAGATCCAACCGCGTTAACTCAGCCACCAAGTCGATGTTTGGGAAAATGGCTTTCCAGGAGTCGAAGTCTTTGTGATTCAGTCGTACAACATTTCCTTCGAAGGCATAACGACTAGCCATCAAGTGAACGTTATCTTCACCTTCGCAAGTCGCTTCAGCGGCTTGGGTGTTATTAGAGGGAATCAGGTTAAGGGAATCAGGAATCAGGTTAAGGGAATCAGCAGGATTTAAATTGTTCTCTACTGGTTCTTGCACTGTACTTGCACAGTGCTTTTCTGGTGCTTCTTGTTTATCAGTAGCTTGCGATTCATTTGCACCATCATTGCACTGTGCTTGCATGGTGCTTTCATCGACCTTTACTGGTTCTTCTTCCTGTTTAGGATCTGCTTCGCAGTATTCTGGTATCTCACTAGGTGCTTCCTTGCAGTGAGGATTCTGGTGCTTTTTCCAGTTGGTAATCTGGATGTATGCGCCATCCTGAACCTGATAGCGCTGGATGAATTTGCGATCGTGTAGCTGTTGAAGAAGCTCATCGCAGTCGACGTTATCGAAAGGAAGTACAAGGGCTTTCACCTTCTTTGGCCGGTCGTCTAAACGACCTTCCTTATCGGCGATAGTCCATAGCCCGGCAAACAAGAGCCGGGCGTGAGGTGAGCATTCTGCCAGTTCATCGTTAGTGAAGAAGCCTGGTTTAATGTTTCGTGAACGAGCCATTAATCATCCTCCAGTTCGTAATCTGCAAAATAACCAGAAGCCATCTTTAAGAATCTGGATTCAGTTACTGTGTAAGCCTTCCTGCCTTTCCTCTCCTTGCCTTCTGGCTCAATGAGATGACAGGCGTAAATAATTCTTCTCTGCCAGTTCCCTGGCATTTCCACTACTGCCAGAACCTCAAGAATTCTCTTTCCTTCAGCATCAGCAGTGTAAAAACATTGATCTCCATACCCACAGTCGGCTGGTTCATAATTCTTGTGGCAACCGCCAATCCAACGCTCATCGGTATGCACGTTACCGTCGTAAGACTGATAATCTGTACACACGAAGATAAATGGATATACGGTTTCGAACCTGTCACCGGCCTTTATGCCAGTGTTTACTTGCTTGGTTTGTCCTGCCATAATTACTCCTGTTACTTGGCGTAACACAGTGTGTTTAAGCGTCCAGATTGCCACCAACAACTGGACGTTTTTCTTTTGTGATTCCCTCCAGTGCATGCCTGAATGCACGACTTATCGGACTGATGTCTGAATCCATCCCAAACGCGCACAGAACGGCTGCAATAAATCGCCAGTCAGTACGGCTTATCTTCGACTCATGACATCCAACCATCTTTGCCAGTCCTCGCTGAGTGACAGTAGAGAGGTTGATTAGTAAATCTGTTTCAGCACGGTCGATATCGCGCTGAGAGGGTTTGCTGTAACTTGCGTTTTCCATTTCGTATTATTTCCATAGTTAAATAGTTGAATACGCATCGGTTGATGCGTTGGTTGTAGGGACGAAACATCCCTGACCCGTAGTGTTAAAGAGCGGTACTGCTTAAGCTGCGTTCAGTTCAGGTGGAAACACATCATCCAACTGAACTTTTGCGCCAAAACTGTTGAGGGCATCAACGAGCTGGCGGCACATTTTCAAATCTGGATGTCGTCGACCCGATTCGTAGTGCCCAATTGCTCCCTGTGTACACCCAACCTTTTCAGCCAGAACGGCTTGAGAAACCTTCATGGTTTCCCGGATTTTCCGAAGATTACTCATCGGTTCATCTCCTCAGGATGGTACGTAAAACAATAATACAAACTGTACTGAGATAATGCAAGGGGATTAATACATTTTGTGCATTGTGACAGTTAATACAACACGTAATAATCGTGATATGAAAACACCGTGGAATGAACTGGCTAAAGCCAGGATGAAACAGATTGGCATTACCCAGGATAAGCTTGCCGAAGCTCTCGGAAAGACTCAGGGGGCGATAGGGCATTGGCTTAATGGTCGGCGCGAACCTAGCATTGAGGACATCGCCTCAATCATGAAACAGCTCGGTCTGAAGGAGTTGGTGCTGAGTTCTGATGGGATGGTTGACTATCCAGATTCTGATATGGGTAATGTCACCAATCCACGTCCTAACACTGAGGTAAGGAGATTCCCCCTGATTAGCTGGGTTAGCGCAGGAAATTGGTGTGAGGCTGTTGAGCCTTATCAACTTCAGGAGATTGAGGTATGGCCTGAAACAACAGCACATGCGAGCGAACGGTCGTTCTGGCTGACGGTTAGGGGTGATTCGATGACTTCGCCTACCGGACTTAGCATACCCGAGGGAATGCAGATACTGGTTGATCCAGCAATCGAGGCAACGAACGGACGACTTGTAGTTGCAAAGCTGGATTCAGAGAACGAGGCGACCTTCAAGAAATACGTAGTAGACGCAGGGCAGAAATACCTCAAACCGCTTAACCCCAGCTACCACATGTTCCCTATTGATGGTAACTGCCGCATTATTGGCGTAGTGATAGAAGCCAAATGGCAAGGCCTGTAATTTAGATTCATCCCTTCAACCCGCTACGGCGGGTTTTTTAATACACAAAATTTATTTTCCCTTCTCATTCATACACTTCGTACATTTACGTAAATTTTAAGTACATATTGTATTGACGATACTCAGTACATTTTGTATTGTTAAGCCATCAGCAGGACGCTGGTAGCCAAACGGAATTGATTGGCAGCTCTTTAACAAGATGGCATGGGGATGATTCGTCCCCGCCAAAGGAAGTTGCTTTGGGGTGTGGTGAAACAGGAAATGATTCGCAGGCATCGAATATCAATCGGGAATGGCGGCGCTGCCACCTGTTAGTAAGTCGATGGTGCATGGCCTGATCAACCAAGCGAAAAGACCGGCGGATTCTGTGGTTCGATTCCACATTCACTGCACCGCCAAAGCAACCACTGGAGGTATCCAATGAAAGCCAGAGAGATTCGCAAACTCGAACGTGCTCGCCAGCATAAAGAGATTAAACAGTATTCACAAAGGATTGACCGTGCATTTTCACGGCTATCAGAAGACTGCAGCAATCGCGTGATTAGAGCCACTTCGCTCGGAAGTCTGCGCGATAAGAAAGAGCAGGAAGCACCGCAGAAAACTAACCGCCTGTACTACAGCAAGCCAACCCGTGAAATGGGAGTGACTTGTGTAGGACGGCAGAAAATGAAATTAGGCAGTAAGCCGCTGTATGAGGGGTGAAATGGACAGATTTTCTAAATCAAATGCTATTGCATGTATTAAATCGTATTACCTGCCAAGACCACATGAAGAGTGCTTAGGTAAGCAACAAGTAGCTTTCGACAGAGCCAAGCACGAAACGTTAGAAAACCTAAAAAAGAAAATATCTGATATCGAAGAAATTACGTTTAGTGATTTCACTAACAGAAAGAGCGCCGCATAGTCGGCCTTCTTTTGGCAGCAAGCCACAGAGGTGAATATGAAAGACATACCGCATTGGGATGTTGATGAAGATTACATTGTCGATGCTACTGAAGGTCACATTCTGTTTTCAGCCGAGAACGCCAATAAGCAGGAAATAAAATTGGCAAGTGCAGCGCCTGATTTGCTCGAAGCTCTGCAAGACATGCTTTCAGGATGGAAATACATCCGAGAGCAGCATGGTGACCTTTACGGTGTCGGCTGGGATAGAGCGCAGGATAAAGCAAAGGCAGCCATCAGCAAGGCTCTTGGGGAGGAGTGATGAAGTGGATTAAGTGTAGTGAGCGGATGCCGGAATCCGGAATTACTGTGCTTGGATATTGTGTTTGCAATTCAAATTTCTCGGGAATTTACACCATGAGGAAGCCAGTAATTGAGGCAAAGAACTCAAAGCAGGACACGCGTTTAATCAAGCATGAGCGAGTGACTCACTGGATGCCATTACCTGAACCACCAAGCGAATAAGCACCTATAGCAGATTCACGAGTCTGCTATGTGAGCAATATCGCTCGTAACCGAATGAGGACGAAGACTCGTTCTGGTTATTGGAGAATCATCCCTTGATAGTCTTGCCGCTCTATATGGGAGGCATTCTTTTTGTCTAGAGGAAAGTATGCCTAAGTTATATACGATGGAAAAGGTTCTTTATTTGGCGTCCCTTGAACGTGGGCTAAATGTTGATAAAACAGAAAGAAAACACACCGACCTAAGCGAGAGGGTTAATAAGTTGCTTGCCAACAAAAGCATCGTGGAAGTGGCAGATGATGATGTGGCTAGATACTACAAAATAACCGACGAGGGGCGTGTTAGGCTGCTTCAACTTCAAATTCAATACAGAAAGCAGCATGGGAAAAACACTGACATGCATGAAATGGAATTGTCAGACCTGCGCCATAAATTATCAGCCGCCTGAGTGCGGCTTTTTTCATTCCAGCATCTGAGTGAGCATTTATTCAAGTGCTCAGTCGTAATGCAAATCACACAACAAAAGGAATCCCACCATGATGCATTTATCGCTATCGGGTGGCGGCATCATGTCCGCCTACTACCCGGCTGAATCTGAATTAACCAAGCGTATACGTCGTCTTATTCGCGCTGTTCGTAAGCAACTGGAGGCGTTATGCAAAACACATTAACCGTTATTCGTCAGTGCGTAACTCCAGGAATGCTGGTTATTCACCACGGAAAGCCATGGAGAGCAGCAGTTAACAAAGACGGCAAGTTGCACATCCACACACTGACCGAAGCTAAGCCACTTAAAGACCTGCTGGTAGATATCGTGCTTAACCATAAAAACGAGCCGGAGATTATCTAGTGAGCATTGCAGACAACTGGTCAGACGATGCGTTTATTCGCCTTATGAAAGACATGCTCAATCAGCAGAAAGAACAGGAGAACGATGATGATTCTGACTCTGAATGATAAACGTGAAATATCGCAAATCATCGCAAGTTTTACTGACGAAGATTACGAACGAATTAACAGTGAAGTTGATCGCCTTTGCAAACGCTGCGACCCGGTGAGCGAAATGCTTCGCTCATATAAACCTGACGAGCACACAAAGGACGCCATCGACTGGTTAGAGGATGATGACTGCAATTATCAGGAAAAGGCCGCTGAGTGGTTCTGGGATGCAATTACGGAAAGGGTTAAAGCTGAATATGCATTCGGCATATTCAAGCGCAGACATGTTTATGGAGAGGCGGCATGAGCAATATCGTTGAATTTGTAAAGCAACAGGAGCCGCTATTCTGCGGCGCACTAACAGAGCAGACGGTTACCTGGGCAAAGGAAAGCCAGTTTGCGATTCAGTACTTCCAGAAGAACGACTTTCTCGCAAAAACAGCATTGTCGAACCCTACTAGTGCTCAGAACGCGATTATCAATGTTGCAGCCATCGGCATCACTCTGAATCCGGCAAGCAAACTGGCTTATCTGGTTCCTCGCGACGGTATGGTGTGCCTCGATATCAGCTACATGGGTCTTCTTCACCTGGCGCAGTCTACAGGCTCCATTAAGTGGGGTCAGTGCAAACTGGTGTACTCAACTGACACCTACGAATCAAATGGCCTTGATAGCGCTCCTACGCACAAATACAACGCTTTTGGTGAGCGTGGCGAGGTTGTCGGTGGTTACTGCACGGTTAAAACTGCCGACGGTGACTACCTGACGGAGGAGATGAGCCTAGCAGAAATCAAGACGGTGGAGGCAACCAGCAAGGCAAAGAATGGGCCTTGGAAAACGTTCTGGGAAGAGATGGCACGTAAAACCATCGTCAAGCGAGCTTCGAAATACTGGCCCAAGGCACAGCGCCTTGATAACGCGATTCACCTCCTCAATGAAGATGAAGGGATGCATCAGGAGCCAGTCATGCCGCATAAGTCAGAGGAAGATATCCGTGAAGACGAGCGGAAGCGACAGCAGGAAATCATCGAGCATGTTCAGGCTCTTTGTGACGACATGGCTCAGGCTGAAACCATGGATGACCTTAAACGCATCTTTGCTGACGCCTACAAACGCACGTCAGGTATGAAGTTGCAGCAGAACGTACAAGCCATCTATACAGAATGCAAGGCTAAGTTGGAGGTAACCAGTGAGTAAACTTTACGAGATTGCTAACGATTACGCCAAGTTGATGGATTCCGATTTTGAAGCCGACGAGATAGCCGACACTCTGGAAGGAATGGAAGGAGAGCTAACAGATAAGGTTGAGCAGTTGCTTGCCATTGTTAAAAACGAATCTGGTTACGCTGAACGCCTCAAGGAAGAGGCTAAATCTCTTAATGAGAGAGCGGCAGTAATTCAAAATAAGATTGAAAACATTCTCTCGTATATCGCTTCATCGCTGGAAATGGTCGGCAAGAAGAAAATACGTGCAGGACTGCACCAAGTAACAGTGAGAGCACCATCTGAATCAGTGGATATAACAGACTCCAGCGCCCTCCCCCCTGAATATGTTGAATACGAAACAGTAATTAAAGCCGACAAATTAGCCATCAAACATCAACTCAAAGCCGGTAATTCTATACCAGGCGCACAACTCAAAGTCGGCAAACCTTCTCTAATAATCAAGTAAGAAAACACCATGAAGAATATTCCCTGGGAGAAATGGGAAGAGGATTTCTTGCGCGAGGTAGCGGCAACCATGCCAGTTAAAGTTATCGCCGAAAAGCTTGAACGAACCGAAAAAGCGGTAATGGCTAAGGCAACGCGTATCGGCGCTGACATGGTTAGCCGCTTACGAGGTAAGCGCTGGACTCGAGCAGAAGTATCACTCTTCGAAAAATTCTCCGCAGAAGAAATAGCAATCGCAACCTGCCGATCCATCTATTCAGTAAGAGCCATGCGCTACAAGATAAAAAGGCTCAATGAAGAACGATCAGGAATGCGAATAAATTGATATTGAGGAACTAATAATGAAACTAAAAATCGACATCGGTAAATACGTTATTACCGGAACAAAGCATGACCTCATTCTCAGTGAGAAGAAGAAAGTAACCGATGAGAAAAGTAAAAACTTTGGTAATGAGGTGCTTGTCCGTTGTGGTTACTACAGCAAGTTTGAGCATCTGGTTAAAGAACTCTGCCATCGTGAAATCCTGGCATCCGAAGCACAATCATTTCAGGCGTTACAGAAGCATATAGAAACACTTGGCCTTTCTCTCAGCAAAGCGGTAAACGACTTTATGGAGAGTAAATCATGATAGGCAACACATACGACCCTGGTATTTCCCCTCACGAATTAATAGCCAGACACAAATTCAAGCCAATGCCAGATAAGCAGGAGTTACTCAAGCGTGACTCTTTCGATACGAAAACACGACTCCAGAACAACAAGTGGCTGAATGCGATGCTGAGAGGTGGAAAATGAGCGCAATATCAAGTTACCCGGCAGTCCAGCAAATTAATTTCTACATCAATGACGCATCCCCTGAGTTGCTAGTAGAGCGGAGAGTTTATCTCGAAAATTATCTTCTCCCATGCTGGAAAGGAAGGCTGGCAGAAATGCAGTCATGGAGCGAATACACAGACGCTGATTTACAACTTCTCGCTGCATACCAAAGAGGCGTTGATTATCTGACGGATGCGTTAACGCAGGAGGCCGCACAATGAGCAACATCGAAAAACTGGCTGACGATTCGATGTTCTCATCAATCGAAGGCTTTGCGTCTCTTGTCGTTGACTCCATTGAATTCGAATTGGGCAGAGAACTGACTGAAGAAGAACATCAACGTGTCTACCTTCACGTCGAAGGGACTATTAACAACGCAACGAGCAAAGGCGGTGCAGCATGACAATCGACAAACAGGCGCTGCGTAAATTGGCAAAAGCATTATCTGGCAAGGAGTGGGTTGCCTTTGTTCACAAGGCATCTGGTACGTATGCCGTAGGTTCGTTAGGCCATGAGCGTGGCGAAGACATTATCAAATGGCCTGGCCTCGACGGTCAGGACAATGCAGAAAGCAAAGCAAAATACATCGCCGCGGCCAACCCCGCCACCGTGCTGGCGCTGCTTGATGAGCTGGAAGCAGCAAAGGAATTGGTAGAACTTCAGCGTTTCAAGCTTGAGCGACAGGCAGAGGATTTACACCAGGCTAAATCACTAGAAAGCATCCACCGAGATAAGCGTTTCGAAGTTGAACAAGAGTTCCGTGACTACAAGGACCGAGCTGATAGCAACCAAATGAGGCTGGCGAAAGAAGTGTGTCGCCTCGAAGATGCACTACATGCCGCTGGCATCGGTAAGGGGGAGTGATGGGCATTACGCATGTTGTTAGCTTCTCTGGTGGCAGAACGTCAGGCCGACTCGTCAGGGAAATGGTAAAGAAAATCAAGTTGGGTTGGGATGTTCGTTTCGTGTTCATGGATACCGGTGCAGAGCACCCGGAAACCTACAAATTTATCCGGGAGGTTGTCGCTAACTGGGGGATCGAACTCATTTGCCTTCGCGTATTGGTAAATCCAGAACTTGGGAAAGCAAACAGCTACAAGGTAATTTCCATTGATGAAATCGGACCCGACTTGCAACCGTGGATTGACGTCATGGCGAAGTACGGCACCCCATATTTTGGTGGCGCGTTCTGTACGCGGACAATGAAAATCGAGGTGTGTGAGCGCTTTTGCAAGGATAATTTCGTCGATTACCAATCGTGGCTAGGAATGCGTGTCGACGAACCTGCCAGAATTTGGGGTGAGGCGCTTTTCCCAAAATTGCGCCGCATGAATTTCGATAATTACATGATGATTGATTTATACCGTGATTTATCACAGTCGCAAACTCAGGAACAAATGCGGGAAACACTGGAAACGCACTTTATGATTTTCGGCGATGTGGCAACCGAGATTATTAATCGCGTTATTTCAATTGCCAAATCAAAGCAGCGGTTTATGGCTGAAATTATGGATGATGAAAAACAGGATGTTTTGGAATGGTGGAATAGGCAGCCGTTCGACTTGGGTATTCCTGAGCACCTGGGGAACTGTGTTTTTTGCATCAAGAAAGGCATCAACAAAGTTGCACTGGCTATGCGTGATGAACCTGAAATGCTGGAGAAATTCCGTGAAGCTGTTATGTCTCCTGATGTTCGCGTCGTAGAGCGCCGCCAACAGGAAAACAAAATCATGTACAGGAAAGGGAATTCTCTGGACAGCATTGAGGAAGCGTATTCATCACTGACACGCGATGAAATTGCGGCGACCATGCGCGGCGGTGGTGGTGAGGAGCCGGGTTCCTGTACGGAAAGTTGCGAGGCATTTATTGTCGGAAATAGCGATTCCTCTCAGATGGATTTGTTCGCAAATCAGGAGAAAGCAGCATGACCACTATTACCAGATTCACCAATGAGCGGTTGATTGCGCAGGCTGAGGGAAATATCACGATGCTGAGAGCCTCTCTTGAGCACGTAAAAGACCCGTTCGAACGAGAGGATCTTGCTGCTGATTTGCGTCTTGCAGAAATCGCGCTGGCATCGCTGGAGGCTGAGCCTGTTGCGTGGACGGAGAAATGCGAAATCACCAATATGCAGGCCACCGGTCTATACCTTCGCGGCTTCCCTGATAACTCGCAAGGGCGTGATATCGCGCTCTACACCGCCCCGCCAGCGCCGGTAGTGCCTCCAGGGGCCGACGCGCATAGTGCGAGAATGGCGGTTGGTTTTAATAAATACGCGCAATCAGGATTTATTGAGGGCTGGAACGCCTGCCGCGCCGCCATGCTTCAGGCTGGCACCCTCACCTATGAGGATACCAGGCAAGTGGACGAATTAACGATGTGGATTAAGCGATTAGTCCGTTCGCTAAAAAACGCCAATCCTGACAGTAAGTTGCCACGCGACGTGATGGACTACTTGACCGCAAAGGGGCTCATAGGTGTGGGGGACGTATTGAGATGATTCCAGATAAAGACCTTACCGACGATGTGCTGGATGAAATTATCGCCGGGGCTAAAACATCGATGGAGCAGTACCTTGCTCTTTCGTTGAAGGCTGAGCGTCAAGTATGGCGGAAGGAAGGCCCCACCGATGACGAACGCATTATGGCTATTGAGGGCATTCATAACTGCGAACGGTGCGGTGATGAAGGGTGGATAGTCGGTGAAATGGGTATCACGCGCTGTGCGTGTGGTCAGGCTGGCAACTCTCCGGTAATTCCGGACGGTTGGATTCCGTTAAGCGAGCGGTTGCCGGATTTTTGCGGTCGCTATTGGTGTTATGTCGAAGAACAGAATGACCTTGGTAAAAGCCACTATCAGTGGAACTGTTCATGGAATGGTGAGCGGTGGTTGGTCGATAGTGACAATGGCGGACGCGTTACCCACTGGATGCCAATGCCCGCAGCACCACAGCAGGAGATGCAAAGTGAGTGACAAGGCAATCAGAACTCATACCGAACGCCTTGAGAGGGTTATCGAGCAGGGCGTTAAGTTGCGTGATGATATGCGTAGCAAGATAGCTAACCTTGAGAAAATGGTATGCGCCCAGAAAGCTGAAATTATCAGAGCCACCCGCGCCAAGGAGTTGTACCAGAGAAGGCTTTCCAACTACAAACGATCACTGGTAGTTGAGCGGGAGAAGCGGCAGAAACTTGAAGGTCAGCTTATCAAGTTAAAGCGGAAGATGAGTAATGGCTAATCCAGTGGTGAGACAGTGATGTATAATCCATCTCATAGCATTGAGAGGATTTCATCATGTCACAGTGGAACATTGCAGCAAAATCGCAGGAAGAACGCGACAAGGTTAACGCTGACCTGGCGGCGTCCGGCGTTGCGTACAAAGAACGCCTTAACATGCCAGTTATCGCTGAGCAGGTGGCGAGAGAACAACCTGAGCACCTGCGCGAGTATTTCATGGAAAGAGTCAAATATTATCGCGAGCAGTCGTTAACGCTGCCGAGAGCAAGCGACCCGCGATATATTGAGATGGCTGAGCAGAACGCCAAGAAGTAACAACCTGAACGAATACGAACCCGCCGAGTGCGGGTTTTCTTTTATCTGAACTCGCTACGGCGGGTTTTGTTTTATGGAGATAGATAATGAAGGCCAATCATGACCAGGAAGAAGGCTGCTTGTTCATCAGCATGACGGAAGAAGACGCAAGCATGTGTTTCGATGCTATAGAAGCGATGCTTTCAACAGAGAATGTATTCGTTCCACCAGAGTGTTACGACGCGCTAATGGACTTAATGACCGCTCTCAATCTGGAGTAACCATGGAATCACACAGCCTCACACTCGATGAGGCCTGTGCATTTCTCAAGATATCCAGACCTACCGCCACCAACTGGATCCGCACAGGCCGACTACAGGCAACACGTAAAGACCCCACAAAACCCAAATCCCCTTACCTCACCACACGACAAGCCTGCATTGCGGCGCTTCAGTCTCCGCTGCATACTGTCAGCGTGAGCGCGGGTGATGGCATCAGAGAGGAAAGAAAATGTCACTCTTCCGCAGAGGTGAAATATGGTACGCCTCGTACTCGCTCCCGGGCGGGAAGCGAATTAAGGAGTCTCTTGGCACAACGGACAAGCGGCAAGCACAGGAGTTGCACGACAAAAGAAAGGCTGAACTCTGGCGAGTAGACAGACTCGGCGAATTTCCGGATGTGACTTTTGAAGAAGCTTGCTTACGATGGATTGAGGAGAAATCAGATAAGAAGTCTCTCGATACTGACAAAGGCAGGATGGGATTCTGGCTGGAGCATTTTGAAGGAGTCAGGTTAAAGGACATTACCGAGGCGAGGATTTACTCAGCGGTTAGCAGGATGCACAACCGAAGCAATCTGGAGATATGGAAAGCACGAGTCGAAGCAGCAAGGAAGAAGGGTAAGCCTGACCCTGTTTATGTAGCCAAGCCGGTAACCACTTCCACCAAGGCGAAGCACCTTGCGTTGATGAAAGCCATTCTCAGAGCAGCAGAACGCGACTGGAAGTGGCTGGAGAAAGCGCCAGTCATTAAGATACCGACCGTCAGGAATAAGCGTGTCAGATGGCTGGAAAAGGATGAAGCAAAGAGGCTGATTGATGAATGTCCGGAGCCGTTAAAGTCTGTCGTCAAGTTCGCGCTAGCGACAGGTTTACGGCGTTCGAACATCATCAATCTGGAGTGGCAGCAGATAGACATGCAGCGTCGAGTGGCATGGGTAAACCCGGAAGACAGCAAATCAAACAGAGCTATTGGCGTAGCACTGAATGATACCGCATGTAGGGTTCTGCGTGACCAGATAGGAAATCACCATAAATTTGTGTTCGTACATACAAAGGCAGGAAGAAGGCCTGATGGTTCCATCACTCCGGCAGTCAGGAAAATGAGGGTCGATGATGGACGTGCATGGAAGTCTGCATGTAAGCGTGCAGGGATCGAAGATTTCCGTTTTCACGACCTGAGGCATACATGGGCAAGCTGGCTGATTCAGTCAGGTGTTCCGTTGTCGGTACTACAGGAAATGGGAGGCTGGGAGTCGATAGAAATGGTGCGTCGATATGCCCACCTCGCGCCTAATCACCTGACCGAACATGCGAAGCAAATTGACTCGATTTTTAACGATGATGTCCCAAATATGTCCCACGAAGGAAATTTAGAGGCAGGAGGAAATGGGTAA